CACCACTCGGCGTGACAGGTCAGCCTTCCACATCTCGGGGTCACTCTGCCCATCGTACATGTGCTCTTTGACGATGACGCCGTAGCGTTCCTGCAACAGCTCAGGCGACGGGATACCGCCGTTGAGCTTCGCGTCCGCAACGAGTGCGGTCTGTGTTGCAGCGCCTACGGATTCCCACGCGCCATACCGTGCCTTGCTCAGCTCACCCTGCTGCCACGCGTACCGTTCCTTGGTGTGCGCGGTCATCAACGGCCCAGCCTTCTGGATCATCTGCTGCCTGATCAGGTCGTCGGCGTACGGGTTGCCCGTCATCTGCTGGTTCGACATGTCGTTCAGCTTGCCACCAATCTGCGAAGCGTCAAGCTCGCGCAGCTCCGGCATCGCCTCGGTGAAGCTGCGGTCGAACTCTGCGCCCGCCTTCTGTACATGGAACGTCGCAGCGCCCAGCTCGTAATCCGTGGGACCAAACAGGTTGGCGTACCACGGCTGCTGTTCGTCAATCTGCTGCATGGTCTGTCCAGCGCGCGCGGAAGTGAAGCCATCCCACATTGCGCGCTGCTCTGCCTCGTCTTTCTTTCGCTGTGCCAGCCCCTTCAGGAACTCGGGCACCGCGTCAAGCGCGCTGCCCTCGTTGCCGTACATGCTGTTGTACTGCATGATGCCATGTTGGGAGTCAGCACGCTGCGTGCCCAGTGTGGGCGCTGCGGTCGCTGCATTGGCCGGGAGTCCCGGCCCCTTCGCAAGCGCAGTGTTGAATTGGAACTCTGCCATTGTGCTTCCTTATCCGCCGTAGCGTTTCGTGCTGTACATGCTGTCCGCCCAGCCCTGACCGAAGTCTGCGCCGAACATCTCGTCGTCGTCCTGACCCCAGTTGATCTTGTCAGCGTTGACATCCGCAGCCCAGTCGGTAGGCGTCTCGCCTTCCTTGTTGCCCCGGCCCTTGACCCACGTTTCCAATCCGTCGATGGCAGCTTGGATGCCGCCCTTGCCGTACTTGCTGAACGCAGACATGTCACCGTTCTGGATCGCCCACTCTGCTTCCATGTCGGCAGTTGCCTGATCACCGAAGCCGTAGAACGATGCGACTGCAATACCCGCTGCCTTCAACCAACGCTGGCCGAGAGGCTTGGGCTTCATGTGCTTCATGTAATCGAACGACCCGAAGCTACTCGTGAGGTCACGCTGCCCATACCCCTGCTGCATCAGCTCAGAGTTTGCGCGTGCGCCTTGCTTACCAAGTCGCTCCGTACCCAGACGCGACAGGTCTTGGTCGATGTTACGTTGCAACTTGACAGTCTCGGTCAACAGCTCAACAGACGAGCCACCTACACCGGCAGCACCAGCACCCGCCAGCAGGGCACCGATCTTCTCGGCACCCGCCAGCGAGCTGTTGGCGCGATTGGTGGTGGTAGCTTCCAGTTCCATGGCGAGGTTGGACTGCGCGGCGTTGAACTCCTTGCCCGCAGCTTCCTCGGCAATCGTGTTGCGAAGTGTACGCGTGAACTCGTCAAGTGCTACTCGACTTGCCTCGCGCCTGTTGTTCGCGTTCTGCATCATCACCGCCGCATCGTACTCACCCATGCGTACGCGGTGGATGTTCGGCGCTTGTAGCGTCGAGCCCATTACGTTCACCTGATACGATTGAACCGCTGTCCAACCCAGTCAATTCCAACCAACGTCATCGGTCCCCACTGGGAGGACGACAGCCGGTACTTGAACTCTCGCACTTCACGGCCTGCGCCCATCGTCAGCTGCCCGGTGTACAGGGGCTGCACGTCGGATGTGTTCAGGCTGTTGCCCATGACGCGGCCCTCAAACACCAAGGTGTCATCGTCGCCGTTCACTGTGTAGACGGAGCCAGTGATGTCACTGGTGCGCACTACGTTCGGGCGCAGTGTGTTGATCGTGGTCCTGCCGTTGAGCATGGCCTTACCATTCTGGTCACGCACGTACGGATTCGTGGGCTCGACATACGCTGGCGAACACGCACCCACCCACAACGCGTTAACGATGTCGGGCACTTGCAGAACCAACAGGTCCACGTCGGCGAAGGGTGTGCCCAGCAAATACTGCTGGTGCGTGCGGTCAGCTGCACTGCACAACCACGCCCCCGGCACCGAGTCATGCCAACCACCCAGTCCAGTGTACTTGCGCGCGCTGTCCAAGTAGGGAAGCTGAGACAAGGCCGTCCGCATGGATTGCTTGTCGGCCACGGTGTACGTGTAGCCCAGTGCACCCTCGCGAAAGTGGAACGTGATGACGTTGCCCTCGTAGCTTGTCATACCACAGACTTCGCCTAGCACTGGCTCGTACTCCCATCGGGACCACGAATCAATCAGGCGCTCACTCTGGCTATCAAGGTACATGAACGTGTAGATCACATTCGGTTCGGCGTCCGTGCGCATCAGCACAGCGTTCGGCGCAGTTAGCGTCAGCAGCTGCACAGGCGTGCCCTTCAGGTACGTGTCCAGCTGTGCACTCACGTCGTCGGACACAGGCGATGCGGTCAGCTCGCCGATGCGCAGCTGGTGCATGCTGGTCCGTGATTCGCCGTGCTTACCGTAGAACACGAAGTTACCACTCGCCCGTGGGCGTGCCGCGCCTGCGTTCTCGTGCGCGCTGATCAGGGCCACGAGCGGGGCCTTTGCCGTCAGCACTGCGCGACCACTGATTGCGTACTGGTACAGGTCACCGAAGATGATCAAGTCCTTGTCGTACATCACAGCGTGGCGCAGCACGTCACCCTCAGAACCGTACGCGTACATTTCAATCGGGTCATCGTCCATGATGTTCAGGACGGTCTGCCGGAAGAAGTTGAAATAGTCGCCAGAACGTGAGGTGTTGATCGTACCACCACTACCAATCAACAGTCGATCTTGGAATACCGCGAGCATGGTGATTCGCCCCCCAAAGAAGTTGGGAGTCGGCGAGCTGTTCGCATCACCCACCCGGGACGTAGCGAACTTCGGATGTTCTCCGATACCGGGGGCGAGGATGTCGAGGGAGTAACCGTCCATGCCGATCTTCAGCGTGCCGTTGTGGATGACACCCATGGAGAAGATCGTCGTCGGGTTCTGCAAGATGCCAGAACTCTCTCGCCAGATGACTTCGCTCCATCCGGTGCTCACGTCGTCCTTCGCGTACGCTTCAAGGAAGTAAGTCTCCTTGTCGCTCGCACCCAACGGGCGGATGCGCACGACCTTGCCCACGTAGTGTACAGTGGACATCAGGGTCGGCGCTGTCACTTCGCTACCAACTGCACGCATCAGGGTGTTGTCGCCACCGTCGTCGGCGGCTACGTCGAGGAAGTCAGCATCGTCAATTACGACAGTGCTATCCTCACGCGATGCAGCAACGCCTTCAGCCACGAGCAAGTCCACCAACTTCTGCGCGATATTCTCACCAGTGATGTCCGCTGCCGCTTCGCCGATGTACGCGGTCGCTGCCGAGTTGTACGCGTTGACACGATCATTGATGTCCTTCTGGTAGTCCTCGCGTGGCGTCGTACCGTCGGTCTCGTAGAACGAGATGTCGCTGGTGTCCAGCAGCTCAGGGTATGCCGCGCCCTTAGTCTTGTACGACACAGACAGCACCGTGCCGTCAGGCCGCGACAGCTTGACGGTGAAGCTTCGGCTGTACGCACCGCCGCGAATCCACACGACCATGCGTGCGTTGTTGGCGGGGTTGTCCCAGCGATTGGTCAGCGTAGCAGACGGGATGGTGTCATGCCCAGCGATGTACAGGTAGCGTCCAGCGCAAGTGATTGCGCTCACGCCACCGGCAATCAGTGCGTTGACCCACGGGCTACCATCGTAGTTGACCGGCATGAACTTGTCCGTGACCTTGTTGTACAGGTACATGAACGTGCCAGCAGGACCAGTGCTTGCTCGGTCGCGGTACAGCAGGGAGTATTCAAGCCCGTCGATGACGAAGCTGAACTCTTTCATGTTGCGGTGATCAGCACGCAGCTGTTCGTAATCGTACAGCACACCATGGCTGATTTCGTCCTGCCATACGGACCCGTGTCGGCGGGCAAGCCCACGCACCGGATCGCTGATCATGTTTACTTGTTCGTGGTGCTGACCGGGACGGCGGTCATGCGCAACCTGTTCGGAGACGCCACGCACCACGGAGTCATAAGCGCCTCCGACCTTCATGCGGTTACCTCGTTGGAATCATGGGGAAGCCCGCGCGGCCCGAAGCGCCGACGAACTTGGTGTAGAACGAATGCGTGCGCAGTAGGTTCGGGCGCACGTGGCGGATGTGCTGTGCACGGACAGCCTTATACGCGCGGCTGTACTCACGGCCAATCTCTTGGTAGCGTTGCGCGTCACCGTCGTACTCACGCTGGAAGCGGAGAATCGCGGCGTGCTTCACCAAGTCTGCGGCAATGAACGGCAGCTGCTCAAACGGCAGCAAGCGGACAACCTCCACCGACAGCGGCGTGGTCCACTCGAAAGAATTCGTGGCAAGATTGTAGGCGCGGTTGCCGCGCTGCACTGCTGCGGGCTGTGCCCACACGCCTTGCAGAACTTCGCGCACTTCCAGTACATCCTGCGGGATAGCGATGTGTGCAGTCTCCGAGTCCGGCAACAGCGTGAGATACTCACGGTTGAACCAATACCCGAATGCCTGCTCGACCATGTTGTACTCTTCAAGGTAGCCGAGTGCAGCGTCCTTGTACACGTGGTCGTCGTTCAACGTATTCAGCGGAGCCTCACCCATCGTGGCGAGACACGCGTTGACGACATCAAGCTCACTGATGAACATTCGTAGCTCCTAAGACGAAAGAAACCGAGAGCGCACTAGGCGCTCCCGGCTCGGTGTTACATTACGGCAGTTCGATGGTCGCCGCGAACTCCGCACGGTGCGGTCCGACAGCGAACGACAGCCACGCGTCCACGTACCACTGCTTGGACATGTCGTCCCAGAACACCAGCGTGGTGAGCGGGATCGTCTCGCCGGCGAGCAGCGCACGCGGCGCGATGAACAGAGCCACGACCTTGGTCGCGTCCACGTCATAGGCGTT